GAACTCTTAATAAAAAACTTTTCAATGCTTTTCTTGGAGCCAAATATATTATGACTTCAATGAATAAGTATTGGGAATAACTTAAAAAGGAGAATCTGATGGGATATAAACCACAGTACAACAACAATGGTAACTACCAAAAGAAAAGCTACAATAACAATAATAGTAGTAATGGTGGAACTGTTGAAATGAAAAAGACCAAAAAAGATGGTGTCATTTTAGAGGTTATCTTAAATAACCAAAACCTAGTTTTGAAAGGTTTTTTTGATACCAGAACTAAAGGGTGGAAGTTGTTTCCATACTACGACAAAACGAAACAAAACCCACAATTTAATAAACCTAAACCTCGTAATGATATGGACGATCAGTTGCCACAATCTGAACAAGAGTGGAGTCAGGGTGATGCTACTGAATTTAATCCAGAGCAATACGAACAAGAGTTAGGTTAATGTCAGAAGAAGATAAACTAGCTAAATACATTGAGATTAGACCACAAGAGTTTAATCCACATAAAATCATAGCTTATATTGATGCTTTAGATAAAAGATTTGTTAAAGCAGAGATAAATTATGACAATGTAAAAGATCAAGTACAAGAGGTATTTGATTATGTAGTTAATGAAAAAATAACTAATAGTTCGTTATCTGTTGCTTCTGCAAAAATACAAGCAACCAATGATAAAAGATATAAAAAAGTAAAATTAGAACTTTCTAATATGAAAAAATTATATCTTCATGCAAAAGTGGAAGCTAAAAATGGTCACAGTTATTGTGATAATTTAAAACAACAATCTATTAATGAGTTGGCAACAGAAAAGTTAACTAGAAACTAATAGTGTGTGTGGGGAGCAATCCCCACATATTTAATGCCTTGTTACATCAAGTCCTTTGATGTCAGTATTTTCCGTAATAGTTTGAACTGTATAGTTATAATCAATAACTTGCACATCTTCGTATTTTGTGATTTCGTGTATTGTGCTTTTTATTTTAGGAAATGTAGGTCTTAAATCTATAAATCTTAAACATATAAAATGTCCGTATGGACTATACTTTGATTCCAATTGTAATTCCAATTCTGTAATAACTGCATCTGTAAACATTTTATCATATTACTATTTCTTTCTCATAATGTCAGCACCTTTAAGACCATAGATTGCACTGACTACTCCAATAAAAATTGCTTGATACCAATATGGTAGTTGATTAAAATATTCAAAAAAAAGATCTAGTTTATTACGAATGTCCACATCGTCAGTGAAAATAGAATAACCCAATATAAGAATAGGAATGGATATAAGAATGAGTACAAATTCATCTTTATAACCATTATCATTACTCTCAATAATTTTCGCTTTATACTCAATGTCTCCTTTTGCCATTTTTTCAGCATGTAACATCTGTGCGTCAGACATTAATTGCTTGGTTCTTTGTTTGTTTTGATATATCTTTGCTCCTGTCTTTACACCTAATGATAATAAATTCAACCACATATTATTTCTCCTGTATTTTTTCTATAAGCATATCAATTACATGCTTTGCTTTATCTAAATCTTTTATTTGCTCTTTAATCGTTTTATGTTTTAAATTGTATCTTGATATGTATTTAACTACTTTTGTTTGACAAGCATTGAGGTTGTTATCCATTGCATAGTCTAAAGGTTGGATTTTAAGCTTTTTGTACCAATCCCCACCCACTTGCTCGGAAAAGGCAGAATCATCGCTCTGCGTGGCTCTGTGGCTCTTTAAAAGGGTATTTTTTAGCTTGTTTGACTTACTCATACTAGTTTTTTTATCCAATCGCCTTTGTCGTTTAAAACCATTGGTAATAATCTTGGTACACCATTTAGAATAATACCACAACCCAAAATAAACCTAGTCTTAAAATTCTTGGCATAGTTGAAAGCCATAGACTTTTGATTGATTAAGCAACCTACATTCATAGCAAAGAATAAGTTATCAGGATTTGCCCAGTAGCTAATTAAAAACTTTGTGTGGTAATGACCCTGCACAGCACTCATTCCCATCGTCTGCGATACTTTTAAAATATCGGCTGAACGACCATGCGTAAAAAAACATCTTTGTCCATTTGACATTGTGAGAGTAAGATCATCTACCCATTTCCATTTTCTAGTTCCAAGAAACTCGCCATAAGGTTTTAGAAAAGCTTTTGACATACCAAATTTTAATGCTCGTCTATAAACTAAACTACTATGATTTGAGTCAACCTCTGTTACCTCTGGATAAATATCTTCTAATTGTTTTATATATTCTTTTGATTTGTCTAGTTCATGTCCAGCAGAATATAAGTCTGGGTCATGCGAGTGCATACTGATTGCGTGAAAATCGAGTAAATCCCCTATGTTTACAACGTAGTCTGGTTTAAATTCTCTTTTGATTGCTTTTAAAAAGATAATGCTATCTTTATGTTGATATGGCAAATGCATATCACTTATAACTAGGATTTTTTTATAGCCCATACAAGTAACACTTGTACAACTAATTCGATAAAATGTAAAGTAATTGACCTAAAACTAAAATACCAACTGCACCAAGACCATACAAAATACGATCGATGTCTTTTTTCATGTGATGTAAATGATTTTTAATTACTAAATCTAATTTTTGATTTACTAATTTAATTTTACCATCTAGTTCTATAAATTTTTCTTTGTTAGTTTTCATCTTCGTTTTCTTCTTTTTCTTCTCAAATCGGTATCGTGTTTTCGACTGCCTCTTAAAAAGCTATTGACTCTTCCCATAGACCAAGCCTGCATAGATGTTCTAGGTCTAGATCCTGATGAAAGATATGCACCTTGTCCTCTACGATAAACTTTTTTTAACATACCAAGAGTTACAGACTTTCTATTCTTTGCTTTGTTTCTTAATGTTGCAATTACTCTTGCAGATAGTGGTCGTCTTTTTGCCATTATTTTACCCTCGCTCTAAACATTGATCTTGGAATTGTAGCACCTGATCTATACAATGAAGACATAGTTCTTAATAAACTTGCTCTTGAACTTCTCTTTGCACCTTTAAGTCCTGCTAGATATTTTTTAGGTAGTCCTGTGCGTTTATCTTTTGGAACTCTTCTTTTTTTTCTTTTTCTTGGCATTTCTTCTTCTTTTCCTCATTGGTCTTTTATCCATTAAAACAGATAAGGTAGTTGTTGTTGTATATCCACTCATTTACCTACTGACCTCATTGCTTTGTTATGAGCAGATGTAAAAGTAGCACCTTTTTTTAATGCTCTAGCCATACTTCTCATGTGTTTAAGTGTATGATGTTTGGCATGACTACGCATAGTTTTTTTTTGTCTGGGTTTTAGTCCTTTGATAATGTTTTTTATAGATGCTACTTTAACCATTATCTTTTTCTTTTACCCATTTTTGGCTTTTTAGCCTTTTTCTTTTTTTTCTTTCCATGTCCTGTATGATATGGCATATTTCCTCCTATTAATTTACAAATTTACCACCAGACCATTTTGCATCTGGTAATCCATTTTTAAATTCTTTTCCATCAAAGGTCAATACTTGTTTTCTGTTACTACCTTCTTTATAACTACAATGTACCCATCCACTGTTTGCTCCTTCTTCTTCTTTCCAAAACTCAAGTATCAACTGATCAAAGTCGCAATTGTTTTGAATCCAAAGTGCTAATTGCAGATTAGAAATTCCCATGATTTCAAAATCTACTGCCTCCCCACGTGTGTGCTGACTAGTTTTTTTACTACCTATTGCTTCACATAGTTGTTCACTACGATAACCTGATGTAATAAAAACAGGTTTTTCAAATTTGGCTCGTACAGGCTCTAACACTGCATAACAAAGATCAGTTAAGTTTTTAATCTCGCCACTTCCAGCTTTGTTTTTTATTCCAAGTCTAGTTGCAGTAGACGACTTTTCAAATTCAGAAAGTGAAAAATGTTTTGAAAGTTTCATAATTAATTCCTATCTTGCGTTATTTGGTACACCATTAGAATTTACAAAAGGTGATTCTGCGAAAGCCATGTATATGTATGTTCCACCTGATGTATTTGTATGTCCTGTTGAACCTCTTATTTTAAA